ACGATGCTGATTGTGAATCCTGCAAGTTATGAGTTATGAATTTATAAAAGGATTCATTGCTGAAGGTCGCAATGAAAAATTAAGTATTAAACCTTTGCCTTATAAAAAGGATGAACTTAGTCCTAGTATAAGTGAAAACACACTTAACTATCATTACGAAAAGTTAGCTAAGACTTATGCCGAACGATATAATAAAGGTGAGGGCGATCCTGTGTTTAATGAAGCAGGTGTTTTCCTACACAATATATTGTTTCAACAGTATCAAAGTCCTAATAGTAAAAATAAACCAGAAGGTGCTATAGAAGAATTTATAAACAAACACTATAAATCCTTTGATAAGTTTAAAGAAGAATTTGAAAAAACGGCTATGGGTATACAAGGCAGCGGTTGGGTATATCTTAGTAAAAGTGGTAAAATAAAAACAATAACAAATCACGAAGTAAAAAAAGACATAGTACTATTGATAGACTGGTGGGAACATGCCTGGGCATTAGACTATCAATCAGACAAAAAGAAATATTTAGAGAATCAGTGGAAAATAATTAATTGGAACCATATAAATGAGCAAAGCACAGTATAATTTAAACACAAAGACAGACTACCTAAGTCGTAAAATGTTTTTGGACCCAGAAGGTCCAGTTACAATTCAACGATTTGAAGAAGTCAAGTATCCTAAGATACAAAAAATAGAACAAACAGCACGTGGTTTCTTTTGGGTACCAGAAGAAATTAGTCTAACTAAAGATGCCGGAGATTTTAAAGAAGCCAGCGATGCGGTTAAACATATCTTTACTAGTAATTTATTACGTCAAACTGCCTTAGACAGTTTACAAGGCCGTGGCCCGGCACAAGTGTTTACTCCTTGTGTAAGTTTGCCTGAACTAGAAGCACTTATGTACAACTGGAGTTTCTTTGAAACTAATATTCACAGTCGTAGTTACAGTCACATTATCCGCAACATCTATAATGTGCCTAAGGAAGTGTTTAACACTATTCATGACACACAAGAAATTATTGACATGGCCAGTAGTGTAGGCAAGTATTATGATTTATTACATAGACTAAACTGTCGTAAAGAATTAAATGAAGCTAATGTAACTGACATCGAACATGTCAAAGCAATCTGGTTAGCACTCAATGCCAGTTATGCTTTAGAGGCATTCCGCTTTATGGTTAGTTTTGCTACAAGTTTAGCCATGGTAGAGAATAAAATCTTTATTGGTAATGGCAACATTATCAGTTTGATTCTACAAGATGAATTGCTCCATAAAGAATGGACAGCCATGCTAATTAACAACGTGGTCAAAGAAGATGAAAGATTCGCTCGTGCTAAAATCGAATGTGAAATCGAAGTATACACTATGTATGAAGATGTTATTCGTGAAGAAAAAGCATGGGCCGACTATCTTTTTAAGAAAGGTCCTGTTATTGGTTTGAATGCTAATATCTTAAAAGATTTTGTAGACTACACAGCAGTAGGCGCATTGAAGGAAATCGGAATCAAGTATCAACACGCTGCTCCAAAGACTACACCAATTCCTTGGTTTAACAAACACAGCGATACTAGTAAGAAACAAACTGCCTTACAAGAGAATGAGTCGACTAATTATGTTATAGGCGTAATGAGTGACGCTATTGATTATGAGGAGTTGCCAACATTATGAAAGCAGTAGTATGGAGTAAGTACAATTGTCCATTTTGTGACCAGGCCAAAGCTTTATTAGCACATAAAGGTATTGAGGTCGAAGAGCGTAAAATTGGAGATGGATACACTAAAGAAGATTTATTAGAAGCAGTGCCCACAGCAAGAACAGTACCACAGATTTTTTTAGATGAAAAATTAATTGGTGGATTTACAGAACTTAAACAATATTTGAAAGGTTAATATGTTATTAGAAAAACTAAGTTATAGTGAAAACGATATCGTCACACTAAAATTGATCTCAGGTGAAGAAGTAATAGGCAAATTTATTAGCGAAGACAGTCAAGCAGTTACATTAGATAAACCGCTGACTTTGGCTATGAGTCAGAAAGGTGTAGGTATGGTTCCTTTATTAATGACGGTTAATCCTGATAATAAATTAAAAATTAATAAACAAGCTATCACCATAATGGTACACTCGGACGAAGATATAGGCAAGCAATATACATTTCAAGTAACTGGAATTCAACCAGTAAGTACATCAGACTTTATGAGATGACACACAAGTTTGTTTTAATGATCAACGGGGAACTTCAAATCTTTGAACGGTTTGAAGATATCCCTGAAGATTTTGATCATGTGATAGAATTTGTTCCAGAAATACCAGATGGCCCTCATACACACGAACAGCACGAAGAAATAGACAAGTGGCACCATAGGTTACAAGAATTAATTGCCAAGGAAAATAAAAAATATGGCAACAGCTAGTCCATCTATTTTACCTGCTATTAATCATAATACAAATTTTTCAGTAACTGTTACATTGGTTCCTGACCTTATGGAAATTATTACCGATGTAAGCGGTGCCTTAGTTGGAGATCCAAGTGAACCAATAACTGTTACGGCATCGGGAACTATTGTTACTATTAGTGGTAAGCATCAAAATTTATTTAAAGATGTTTTTACATTTACTCCTACAGATACAAGTGATAAAACAGCTACACCTACAAGTGTGGAAGGTATAGGAGCAGTTCCTGATAAGCAAAATTTATTCGGTTTAGCACAGGATCAAAGACAATCAGTTATAAGAACTTACGCTATCAATTACAGCGGAGGTAGTGTAACAGTTACACAAGAAGTACTTAATCCGTTAGAAGTTATTCTTGCTTTTATGAAAGATTATAATTATAACGATTATAAGAATAAGGAAAAAGGAGTTTAGTATGCCAGCAGTGACTAGAATTGGCGATGCGGACGTAGCACATTGTTCAGGGATGGCCAGAGCAGCAGGATCGCCTAATGTTTTTGCTAATAACAAACCTATTAGTAGACAAGGTGATGTTAATACAGTTCACAAATTGCCAGGAAGTCCTTGTCCGGCGCATAGTGCGCCAATAGCAGCCGGCAGTGGTACAGTCAAAGTAAACAATAAAGGCTGTGGTCGAGTTGGTGACGGACTTTCAGGTTGTACATCAGTCGCTGCCGGATCCCCAAACGTATTTGCTGGTGGTTGACTTATTCTTTAAGAGTGCTACAATATAAGCATGGAAAAAATTATACTTACAGACGCAGATGGAGTTATCCTCGATTGGGAATGGGCATTTCATGTCTGGATGTCCGAACGTGGTTACATTACCAAACCAAATGGAAAACATAGTTATTACTTACACGACCAGTACGAAGATTTAGATCAATACGAAGCTAAAAAATTGATTAGAATATTCAATGAAAGTGCAGCAATTGGCTTTCTTCCTAGTCTAAGAGATGCTACATATTATGTAAAACGTTTACATGAAGAACACGGATTTAAGTTTCATTGTATAACTAGTCTAAGTAATGATACAAATGCTCAAAAGCTTAGAGAAATGAATATTAAAAAAATATTTGGTTCCACAGCATTTGAAAAATTCGTTTTTTTAGATACTGGTGCAGATAAAGATGATGCACTAAGTTATTATGAACGCACTGGATTATACTGGATCGAAGACAAACCAGCAAATGCTGATGTCGGACATGCTCTTGGACTTAAAAGTATTTTAGTAGAACATGGACACAATATGGAACATGAATGTCCGTATCCTGTAGTCAAAAATTGGAAACAGATTTATAACATCATAACCGAAGGAGAAAACGATGAGTAAATATCAAGAACTAGTAGCACTTGTAGAATCAATGGAAACAGATTTTGAAAAGTTTTACGACAAAGGCGTAGGCAGTGCCGGAACTCGCGTTCGTAAAGGCTTACAAGACATTGCTAAATTCTGTAAAGAAACACGTAATGATGTAACAGCAGTAAAGAACGCTAGAAAAGAAGCCAAATAACTCGCTAAATATTTAGAGAGGTTAAATTATGGCATATTCAGGTCAAGTTTTAGATCATTACGAAAATCCAAGAAACGTTGGAAAGTTTGATAAAAATGATCCTAGCGTAGGAACAGGACTAGTAGGAGCACCGGCCTGCGGTGATGTACTTCAGCTTCAAATTCAAGTAGAAGATGATGTGATTACTGATGCGAAATTTAAAACCTACGGCTGCGGATCGGCAATTGCGTCATCGTCACTTGTTACAGAATGGCTTCGCGGCAAAACTCTCGAGCAAGCAGGTCAAATTAAGAATACCCAGATTGCAGAAGAACTAGCTTTACCTCCTGTTAAGATACACTGTAGTATTTTAGCAGAAGACGCAATTAAAGCAGCACTAGCAGATTACAAATCTAAACATGATTACGATAACAGAAACAGCAGCCAAGAAAGTCAAGCAACAAATTGAACGTAGGGGCAAAGGTCTAGGCATCATGGTAGGTGTAAGAACCACCGGGTGCTCCGGCCTTGCTTATAAATTAGAATATATAGACACTCCAAACACAGAGCAAATTAAGTACGAAAGCAACGGTGTTAACATCTTTGTAAATCCAAGAGATTTGCCATACATAGATGGTATGATTATGGATTGGCGTCGTCAAGGCCTTAATGAAGGTTTTGATTTTATTAACAACAAAGAAAAGGACCGTTGCGGATGTGGTGAATCATTCAGAATCTAATATGTGGACTAGAGAAGATACCAAAAATTGGTTATTTCAACTTGAACACAGACTAGAGGATTTTGAATACTACTTACAACAAACCGAAACGTGGTGCGAATACCACGGTATTATCAATGACGCACAGTTGTTTATGTGCTACACAATGACCATAGTTTGGGTCAACTATATGAGAGGCGAAAAGCTTACCAAAAGAGAATTGTTTGAAATTTTAGGGTTCGATCAACCAGACTATTCAGATGATTTGTATGAATTGGGTGAAGAATTTCAAAATCTGGATCACGAAAATCTGCTGTACAAAGTATGTCGAAATTTTGCAGAAGACTAGACAAAAACCAAAATCTCTAGTATAATACATTTTTTGATTATTTAGGAGTTCATTTTGACTATGCATCTTGAAGGCCCTTGGCTAACTACTACAGGCAAACGTAAAGGCAAAAAGAAATTTCGAAATTCCGAAGAAGCACGTAAGGCAAAAGAATTGGAAGAAAACTGGAAAGACTTACAAAAGAAGTGGGGTATCGAGGCTGAAAAGAAAAAGGCCAAACGTGCCATGTCTGCTTCGATTTATGTCGCTCCAAAATCTGTTTATAGAGGCTCAGAACTTCCAAAAGTTCCTAGCTTACCTTTTACTGGAGGACCATGTACTAAACCCGAACAAAAGGTTTATACAGGCACAAAAGTTAAAGGAATTGGTACTATGCACAAGTCTAATGCTGTTCCTATCTTCAGTGATGAGGAAGCAATAGACATTAGCAAAATGCGTAGATAATGATTCTACGCACTTTGATAACTACTTAACGTTTTGAATTTTTTCAAACCACAGCAGTTTTTAATATTTTTTGGATTGCTGGTGTGTAGTGATACACATTAATATAATAGGAGGATTTAACTATGGAAAAATATCTAAGAATCGGTATGCTCGTGCTGGGTGTATTCTTAGTAGGATCAGCAATACAGGCTATTACTAAAAATCGTATAGCTTACTATCAAAAAGTCGAATTGGCCACGCAAGAAAAAGTTGCTGCCAAAAATCGAGAACTAGTAGCTCTTAAAGACAGAGAGCGTCAACTAGAATGTCTGGCTCGAAACATTTATTTCGAATCCGGATCTGAGTCGTTTGAAGGAAAAGTGGCTGTAGCTCAGGTTACTTTGAATAGATCAAAGCATCCAAGATTCCCAAACGATATCTGTCAAGTAGTTTATCAAAAGTCTATCTTTATGGAGAAGGTAGTATGCCAATTTAGTTGGTATTGTGAAAACGGTGGCAGACCAAAAATCAAGCATCCAGAACTTTACAAAGAAAGTTATGAAGTTGCTAAAAAGGTTCTTTTAGAAAACTTTAGATTAAGTTCGATGAAAGATGCTATGTACTTCCACGCTGTTTACGTCAGTCCCAATTGGGGCAAAGAAAGAATTGGCGTAATTGGTAATCATGTTTTTTATAGGGATCGAAATGTCAACATTTAATAGATGGTACGAACACGCCAAAGTTATTGTTACTAAACGAATTGGCGTTATTAGTTCTGAAACAATGGCATGGTTAGCCAATATTATGCTTCATGCTGCTACTATTCCTAGTTTAATAGCAGTCAGTATGAGTTTAACAGATAGACTTCCTAGTGTAGATTTGGTTCTACTTACTTGGGGAGCGTTATCACTACTGTTCTTGAAGGCAGTAATTGTTAAAGACATGCTTAATGTGGCAACTATTGGTTTTGGTTTTATTGTTCAAAGCGTTTTGATGATGCTTATATTCTTTAAATAACCAAAACTATTGACATTGAGTAGCCTCTACAGTATAATTGGTACTGTAGAGGTTTTATTTTATACACACACTTTGAAAGGCAAATATGAAAAAGGCTCTTGTAGTTATTTCTTTAACAACTGTTCTTACCGCATGTTCTACTACTAGTATGGAACCTCTGCGTACAGAAAATGTAACTAAACGTGAAGTTCCTAGCTGGTATCTTGAACACTCCGACGTAGGCTCAGAAAGTAAGGGCGGTTGGAAGTTTTGGGATAAAGAAGGTTACTTGTACGCTGTAGCCGAAGATGTCAGTCCTAGT